TAATGGACTTAACATATAACACTGTAACGCGGGCGCGTCCTTCTATAAGCCCCGCAGACCTGCCTCGGATTTGGCCCCTTGCCAAGCCAAGGGACATTGCCATTGAAGAGAAACAACTCTTTAAAGAACATCTGAAGGCGTGCGACGCCGGGGACCTTCAGCATATTCAAGCGGAGCTTATCCGATGCAGGAAGCGAAACGATTACTTCGTGATGACCCACTGCAAGACGAAGGACGAGCACGATGCGATCACACCCGTGAAACGGTTCCCAAGGAAAGCTTACATCGCCCGCTTGCTTCAGGTGGCAGCCGTGGAAAAAAAGCTTGCGATTCCCAAGAGCAGGCAGATCATGGTTTCGTGGACGTTCGTTTGCCACTTCCTCCATATGGCGACTTTCTTTAGCCATCGCCTTATATTCTTTCAATCCAAGAAAGACGACGACGCAGCTGCTATGATCGACAGAGCTAAACACGTCTACGAGAATCTCCCGTGGTGGTTAAAGGAAGCTGCCCCATTGAAGCGGCCGCTGCATAAGCTGCCGTACAATAAGATCATGTTTGCCAACGGGAGTCTAATCTGGGGAATCCCGCAAGGCCAAGACGTGGTCCGGCAGCACACCGCTTCGGGGATTCTCGGAGACGAGTTTGCCTTTCAGAACCAAGCAGAAGAGGCGTGGACAGCGATGAAGCCTACTGTAGACGGTGGTGGGCAGGTAATACTGGTATCGACAGCCAACGGTAAGAACTTCTTTTACCGAGTTGTTTTCGATAGGCTTGACGATGCAGACAAACCTTTTTAAGAGGAAAAGATGCTCCAAGGCCTTAAAGAGTGGCGTAACTCCGGTAACGGGTTTAAAGTTATCCGCCTCCACTTTTCAGCTGACCCAGCCCGACGTGGTCCCGACTGGAAGCAACGGATGCGTCCTGGGTATACACAAGTTGCTTGGGACCAGGAGCAGGATATCGTATTCACAACTCACGCCGGTAAAGGTATTTACCGTAAAGAATTTATTAATATGCCGGCCACTGAGGGTGGTCATCTGGTCTATTCAATTGACCTTGATCCACGCCGACCGATATATTGCATTTGGGACTTTGGATACCACCACCCTGCAGTCCTATTTGTACAGGAGGCACTCGCAGGTCATCACGTTGTTTTCGATGAACTGATGGGGACAGACCTGTGGCTCCAGGATTTTATTCCACAGGTCAATGAGAAGATCGATTCATACAAAGGAAAGTACAATGGACATATCCAGAATTTTTGTGACCCCGCAGGTAAAGCCGAAAAGAGTACCGGAGAGTCCGACCTCACGATACTACTTAGTAATAAAATCCGACCCGTCTATCGGCAGTTCGAAATCAAGCCAACCATTGACTATGTCCGTAATGGTCTTACGGTTCGCCGACAGTCAGATAACCTGCCTATCCTTCTGGTCGATGCCGATCGATGCCCTACGCTTGTGGATGGATTTAACGGAGGGTATCGATTTCCCAAAGTTCGAGCATCTGGAGAAAAACGCCGGGAAAAAGAACTTCCACTGGAAGACGGATATTACGAACATCTGCATGACGACCTCCGGTACTACGCCGGACATCGAATGCGTATCGTCGTCCGATCCCGAGGAGGAGTAACCCATGTCGACGAGACACGATCAAAACGAAATCCGACTCAAGAGGAAGTTAATGGAGCAGCGGCGAGCCATCCAAGATTTGGGGGCACCCAGAGGCGTACCGATTTACATGCCGGTGACCTTAGAGGGGAAGCCCGGTATCCTGCCGGTCTACGCTTCAACAAAGGTGAGGAAGGTCATCCGGAGAAGAAGTCAATAGGTGGAGTCCATCGTCGACAAATTCGCATCAGGACTGGGTACAGTGGTCCTGTTTATAGCGGGAGACCATAATGGCATCTGTCAGGACAAGTAAAACTGAAGCCTTACCTTCTGCGGTAGCAGACTATGTCGGCGAGGTCTTTGACTATTACCAGGCGCAACGACGTCCTATTGAAGCTGAACTGATTCAGTGGTTGAAGGCGTACAAAGGGCACGACGACGTTTACCAGCAATACCGAAGACTGTACGGCGATTACGGATGGCGTTCGACTATTTATTTCCCGATCATCTACGCAAACATAGAAACCCTTACTCCCAAGATTGTGATGGCCGTTGCCGGCGACCCGGACTTCGTTGGCCTTATGCCAACTGAGGTCAATGACGTACAGTACGTGGAGCCGATGCGAACTATCGTCTATAAACAATGGGACGATATGAAGGCGTTCGACCAGGTCATCGGGCATGTGAAGAATCAGTTGACGTATGGATTTGCGTGGAGTAAATACGGGTGGCTTTATGAAGATGGCATTCGACCTGTGAACGTTCCGCGACTGAATCTACTCGGTCGTCGAATTGGTAGTAAGAAAGTAGATCGTCAGGTCGTAATTCACAACCGTCCTGCAATCAAATCTCTTCCAGTCGAACGTATTTACTGGGACCCAGCCTCTGGGGATTTCGATGACTGTATGGTCATCATCGATCGGTATATAACTACCAGAGCCTTCCTCGAATCGATGGCGAACCAGAACAAATGGGAAGGTGTGGGGAATGTTAAGTATTCGGAGTCGGTAGGTCTTCAGGAAGAGCTTGAAGCTACCCGGAAACAACTACACGGAGAACTGGCTGACGCTACCCACCGGAGTGGTGTGGACAACCCCTTCCATAAGAAGGTCGAAGTGTTAGAAGCCTACGGGTATAGTAAGGACGGTAAACCTAAATTCATGACTGTCCTTGCTAATCGTAAAACAATACTTTTTAATGATGCAAGCCCTCATCCAAATGGCCGACCACCTCTTATCTACACCAAGAACTCCCACTTCACCGGTCAGATGCGAGGTTCGAGCGAAGCGGAATACGCATTACCCATGAATTCCATGATCAACATGCTTCGCAACTACCATATCGACAACGTCAACCTTTCTGTCAATGGAATGTGGAAAGTATCCACGTTCGCAGACGTTGACTTGAATCAGTTGGTCTCAAGACCCTGGGGAGTTGTAGAAACCTCCGATATGGACGGTATCCAGCCTCTAGAAGTGCCGAAACCTGGGCCCGACGCCCTCATTGAAGCTCGACAGCTAGAAAATGACATCCAGGTTACTTCTGGCGTCGTGGACTTCCTTAAAGGGGTGCCGGCGGCAGGCTTTGCGGACACAGCTACGGGGATTGAGCGGCTGGTCGCCGGTGCAAACTCGAGATTCGCTGCCCGTATTGTGAGTACCCAAGCAAACCTTGTTACCGAATTGGTTCGGCAGATGATCCACATGTCAATGTCGAACCTGGGTGATGAGACTGCGGTACGGATTGCCGGGGCCTCTGGATTGAAGTTCATCAAGATGCGTATGGATAACATTCAAGGTGACTTCGATATTCAGGTCAAAAACGCTAATGAAATTGTATCAAAGGCTGTTCGCTCCCAGCAGAAGCTTGTACTCTACAACCTATTCAGGGGAGATCCCGAAATCAATCAGCGTGAACTAAAGCGTACCCTTATTATGGATCTCATTCCCATGGCGGAAGGGAAGCTTCTGATGCCGGATACTGAGGACCTGGACCCGGATGAAGAGAATCTGGTCATGTCGCAAGGTGGGGCAGTTATCCCATTCCCGAATGACGACCATCGTGACCATATTCGAAGACACTCGAAATTCCTCCAGGAGCGTGGGAACGAGATGGACGAACAGACGTCGAACATCTTTGTCCAACACATCAAGGCCCACTCAGAGATCGCTCTGAGTGTCTATGATCCCCTCCAAAACCAACTGGGAAGCCAGCCAACGTCGGGAAACAACCTTGCGCCCGGCGGCCAGAATACTTTACAGACGGGGGGAGTAAGTGGTGCTAATTCAGGAGGCGCGGCAGGATCAATAAGTCAGTTGCTATCTGCCACGGGAGGACAGAATGCCCCACAGCGACCAGCTTAATAAGCTGGCTGAGCGGTTTGGGTTACCAGCTGACCCGAAGAAATTGATGGAAGAGGTTGAAGCCGGGCGTCAGATGGAGGAGGTTATGCGAATGCCCGGCTGGAAGAACTGGAAGCGGAGGTTAGAGGTACGGATCGAGATAGTTGATCGGAAGAAGGATCTACTAGGGGACGAGGATCATCACAAGTATCGTGCCCTTAATATAGAGATGCGGATATTAAAATCCGCACTCAGAGAGGCCGCCCTTATCGTAAAACGGGGCGAAAATGCAAGCACTATTCTTGACGCGACTGGAGGTAAACAATGAGTAAAGCAGCTGATAGGGGTAATCCCTCAGGGACCCCTCAGTCTGGTCAGCCCACTACCGGCACCCCCGAGGGTGCATCGGGCGCGTCGGATCCGAAAGGGCAATCCGATAAAAAAATACTCGGCCGATTCAATACGCAAGCGGACCTTGAGAAGGCCTATAAGGAACTTGAGGACAGGGACGGAAAGAATTCCGCCACCCTTCAAGAGGCCAAACGGCTGGTGCAGAGTCTGCGTGGTATGTCGGACTTCGTTGAACGTGATCCCGTCTCTGGCGAGATTAAGTTCAAGAAGGAGATTGCAGATAAACTCTCCGGGTCCGGCGAGAAGAGTCCCGGGTACGATAGGGATGCCATCAAGGCGACTCTCACTAAACAGTTCAATGAAGGACTGGCTAGTGGGGACCCTGCCGGAGCCTTTATCGATACGGTAATTAGAGCAGCAGAGCAGATTGCCGAATCAAAGGCTCAGGGAGTTCGTACCGAAGTAGGTGGCCGCGTGGCGGAAGTCCAGGGTCAAACCGAGCTTGATCGGTACCTTCGGGAGAATCCGCATATGGAATCGTTGGTTCCTCACGTTGGTGAATTCCTACGGGGAGTACCCGCAAGCGCCCGAAGTAGGATGCAGCTGGGCGATGCCTTTGAGGTAATCCGGGAGAAGTTGAAACGGACCGGGGAACTTGAGGGTACTGGGTACAGGGAGCCTTCTAGTGACAATCGGCGGGGTCCCGGACTGACCGGGGGTGCCCCTGGTTCGCAACTCTCAACCACATCATCTGACGAGGAAATCAACCGGAAGATCAAGAGTGACATTCTTGATGTGAAGGATCCCCTCGCAGGTTTCGAGCAGCCCGCATATGTTCGAAGGCGGGCTACCTGAGGTAACAAATGCCTCCCACGATTCTTTCCGACGTTCTCGGCACTGGAAACATTGAGCAGGCGCAACGCGTCGTGGATATGGATGATACTATCCATGACCTAGACCCGAACGCTACCAAGCTCACTACGCTTCTGATGAAGTTGACCAAGAAAGAAGCGAAGAATCCCAAGTTCGACCAGCTGACCGATGAATTCCGTCCGCTGAACGATCTTGTCGACGGTGCCCAGACGGATTCAGACACGGCCATCGAAGTCGACAACGGCAGTTACTTCCGTGCCGGGGACATCTGTCATCTCCCCGTTACGAAAGAGATCATGTTTGTCGTCTCGGTTGCCGCCGATGTTCTGACAGTCGCAACCCGTCCTTGGGGTGAGACTGCCAAGACGGCCATTACGGATAACGATCCGATTTGGATTATCGGTAACGCCTTCGAGGAAGGAGCGGGTAAGCCCGCCATCCGTACGACGAAGGTCGCGACCGACTTCAACTACACCGAGATCTTCCGCGAGCCCTTTGGTGTGACGCGCACCGAGGAGGAGTCGGAGACCTACGGTAACGAGGACCTCGCACGTCTCCGTTGGAAGCATGGTCGGGAGCATATGCTTCAGATCGAACGGATGATGTGGTTCGGCGAACGGAACGAGGATACCTCCGGCGCGCATCCCAAGCGTTCCAGTCGTGGCGTTATGCGTAACCTTCTGGCAGCCGGTTCCGGGGCCACGGTGGTCGACGCTGGCGGCACCATGCTGGAGTCCGAGTTCGAGACCTTCCTGCGGAATTTGTTCCGGTTCGGTTCGGAAACCAAGTTCCTCTTCTGCAGTCGTTTGGCGATGTCGGTTATTTCCACGTTCGCCAATGCGAAATTGCAGACGTTCACAGCGGACCAGCAGTACGGGATTAACATCACCTCGTATGTTTCGCCGCACGGTATGGCGAAGCTCCTCACCAACAACTTGTTCGAGGGTGCGTACGGTACCGACAAGGAGTGGGGCGGTTGGATCGTTGGTCTCGACCTGTCGGACCTCAAGTACCGGCATCTTCGGAACAGCGATACCAAGTTGTACATCAATCGCCAGGCTCCGGACGTCGATGGTCAGATCGATGAATACCTCACCGAGTGCGGGTTGCAGTTGAATCATCCGCGCTATCACGGCTTCACCAAGGGAATCACCGGGTAACTTAGGTTCCCCCCGGCGAGGCAGTTGCGAGACCTGCCTCAACAAAACTCGTAGGAGGATTTACCATGGCAAGTTTCCTGAGCATGGACCACGGGATCATCATGTGTTACAAGAAGGAGAAAAAGGTCGTCATCGGTAACGAGATCGTCACTCGTCCTGGAAAACGAATCGAGTTTGACGGTCCTGAATATCATACCGACAACCCGGAGGAAATCAAGTACATCCGGAGTAGGTCAAGTTTCGGCCACCGGATCTTCGAGAAGGGCGCGGTCGACGACGCCATCATTACCGGTTCGAATACGCCGGTCAAGGTCTACGCCTGTTCCCGTAAGAGGTGTAACTTTGAGGCCCCTTCGAAGGCGGACCTGAAAACTCATCGGGAGGATGTCCACCCGAGGAAGACCCGGAGGTAACCTATGGCCTCCCGAACTCTTGGACAACTAGGGACCGACGCTATGAACAGGGCGTCGAATACTCATGTATCCCAATGGGTCAACAGTTGGGTGCAGTGGGCTATCGAGGAAATTTGGGACGACTCGCTCTGGGACTTTAAGATTCGGGAGGCCGCTCTCGCCCTATCTATCGTAGCGGATGATACCTCTAAGGCGTTGCCAGAAGAGGTTGACAAGCCAAACGAGTTCCGAATTGTCAATCCAACGGCAGATCAGAGAACTCTGATCTCTATTGAGGAAACCTACATTAAAAGGTATGTCCCGGATTTGGAGAACCTCGATCACGCGTCGGTACCTAAATTCTGGATTCGACCCCTGCTCTACGACGGGTCTGTCTATACGGTACGGTTCTGGCCCCCAGCGGACGGACCGTATACGATAACCTATTCGTACTTCATGGATCATCCAAAACTTGATTCGGTCGATAAGACGCTTATCCCCAAGAAGTGGGAGCGGCTTGTTATCGACCGGACCGTCATCTATATAAAGGAACATGAGGACGAGGTTGCTCTTGGACCATACGAACGACGGTTCGAGCGAGGACTCGCCAAGATGAAGAAGCAGGAGCGTACCCATAAGAACGTCCTCCTTGGATGGCGGCACGAAAAGGAACTGGCATCAATTCAACGAGCACTTATCGGCGGTGACCGTAGTCTTGACCTAGGGAGATAACAATGAAACGATTCTTCGCCTACATCCCGCACGCCATGATCGTCTTCTTTGTCGCAGCCCCATTTGTGATATGGGCAGGCGAGAGGACTAACCGGGGTTCCGACCCGTTCGTAATCAATACAACGCTTACCACGGCGAACACGGAAGTCTGCTACACGGCCCCTCACGATATCCACGGTATGGATATGCGGGCTAGGAATGGTGCGGACCTAAAGATGTCGTTTTCCGTCGGAACATCTGGAACGGTCTACTTCACAATCGTTGGAGGTACCGTCTACTATGTAGATAAGATGGTACTGTCTAACACTCAAATTGTCTGCTGGCAGAGTGCGACGGCCGTCACTATAGTTGAAATGGTAGTCTGGAGGTAACATGACCAAACGAGAAATGTTCGCTTGGATTCTCATTGCGGCAGTTTTCATAGCCGCTCCCTCTGCAGGCAACATGTATCTTCGGTATATCGATAGTATCGGTGCGGTGGCTATCGGTAATACTACTACCACGGCCAACAGGCTGCTAATCAACATTGGATATATGCAACCGCCTGTATGCCCTACTAGCCTCGTCGGTCTAGAGTTTGGATCTATTTGCAGACAACCCGGTACGGGTAAAATCCTTGTACGTGGTATAGTGGAGACCATGCCATGAAGCGACTTCTGATAGCTGTTGCAGTCTTACTGATAACTACCGGGTCAGTCTTCGCTGTTACCTGTACC